AGGCTGGCTAAATTCCAAGCCTACGTAGATGACCTTGTCAATAGGATAACTCGCAAGCTTGAGTTTTACTTCGAGACAGGGGACGACGGGGATATCTTCCTTAGCAACTTCGCCTGTTGCGAGACTCGCTTTGGTCTCTGCTCGTTCACGGCCCTATGTACGGCGAACTCAGGCAACGATAGAGAATCCATCGTCAACATGGACTACGTACGCAAGGTCTACGATCCCCTACAGTTTCAGCTATGACACAAGAATACTACATAAGCGCAGTAGATCAAGTAGTAGACCTGACTCGTAAGTTGGAGGCAGCCCATGAGATGTCGTACAGCTCGCTGGCCTTCGCATGGGGTAGGGTACATGAGTTGGAAGAAAGACTAGAAGAATTGGAGAAAGAACATGGAAGTACAACAGAAAACATTAACGGCTAGGCGCGACGCCTACTTAGACGGCATGGATAACTTTACCATGCTACGATACACGGCAGCTATGGAGTCTCTCAACAAGACTCTTGAAGCTACGCTACAGGATAACGAGATGACAGGCATTTTGTCTGCTGACTCTGTTAGTCAGGCCTCAGCGATACTTGCAGCAGCAGATATGCTTGGAAGTAAGCTAACCGCAATAGATAAGTCTATACAGAATATGTCTGTATTAGTGGGGAGGGTAGCTGCAATTGACAATTCTGTACAGACTGTGGCTAACGTCTTAGAAGAGGTCAGTGATCGCTTAGAGTCAATTGGTGCAAACCTCGACACATGAAAATACAACTTGACACCCTTGCAGGCAAGCGTGCGCTATTCTTGGCAGCGGAGTGTGTTAGCCTGCTGGATGCAAAGCAGAAAGACTACGGGCCGGGAAACATTAGCCGGTTTGGGGTCAAGGGTCTTAGCGTGCGGCTCTACGACAAGGTAGAACGACTCGCAAACTTGTTGATGGACAAGGAGGAGTCTCCCAAGAACGAATCGTTGGAGGATACCTTCAAGGACATAGCAAACTACGGACTCATTGGGCTTATGCTACTGCGTGACCAATGGCCTAACGAAGAACAGTTAGAATTCGACACCTTCTACGGTGTCATTGAACCAGAGACTAAGGTAGAAATAACAACAGGAACAATAACGGAAGAAGAAAAAGAAAATGTATAAACCACTAATAGCAATCGTAGGTCACAGCGGCAGCGGTAAGAGTACAGCGTTGCGTAACCTAGACCCGAAGACAACCTACATTCTAGACTTGGAGCGTAAGGGATTTCCTTTTCCCAAGGCTAGTAGGTTCAACATCATTCCCGTGGAGAACGCCAACGCTTTCCCTAGGGAACTTGAGAAGGTTCTAAAGAAAGATGACTGCGAGACCATAGTGGTCGAGTCGTTCACCAAGTACGTGGAACAGGTTCACACGTTGGCTACCAACTCGTTCAAGGGCTACGATATCTGGTCGTTCTACAACAGGACTATCCGTAATATGTTAGACTCCATCAAGAACGATAAGGCTACAATTATTTTCACCGCCGTAGACGACATCGTGAAGATTCCGCAGATTACAGGCGGCGAGTCCTCGCACCGCAGGGTCAAGGTGCAAGGTAAAGTTCACGAAGGCGCGATAGAGAAGGAGTTTCTCATGGTGTTGTTCACCGAGGTACGCAAGAACGAGAAGACCGAGGAGATGGAATACTTCTTCCAGACTAACACGGATGGGGTTACGTCAGCCAAGACCCCAATGGGTATGTTCGACGAACAACTCATCCCCAATGACATCGTTACGGTGCTGAAGAAAGCGGAGGAATACTACAAATGATAACAGACATAGATGCACCTTGGAAAATAATAGAAGAAATTTCTGATGGTACATATACAGGAAAGCGTTGGCTGTTGGAGTGTCCACTCTGTAAAAAAGACCCTGTTTTACTTGTGGAAAACAACGGTCAAGATTGTTCTGTAGAGTGTCCAACCTGTAACCTTCTTATAAACAACCGCTCAAAGGTTGGCATAAAACAAATGGGGAAGCTTTGGAACAAGCTAACCACGCAAACGTGGCCAGCCGAAGAGTTTACATACTGTATGCGTGACGAGTGTAAGAAGGTTGGTGATAACACCGTCAAGCCTACTCCATATATCGGCAGTAACAGAGATACTAATTACGGTTGGTATGCAATGTGTCCTAACTGTCGTAACATTGTATCTGGAGACACGCGAGCGGAAACATTAAAGCTTTGGGATAGCGAGCATTTGATTGTTTAATGTTATGAAAAATAAACCTAGGGTAACATTGGGACGGTTGTTTGTAGTAGCGAACGACCGCAAGCACAAGGCAGCCAACAGGTCGTATATCTTTACGTACCTTGAGGGCAAACACAGACCTGTCCCACATCTATTCACGGACAGGCAGCTAAAGGAAGCCAGAGAACGGGCATTTAATAACCCAGAGGACTGCCTACCCCTGTCTAGGTGGTGGGAGTTTTGGAAATAATTTCCCTATGAGTGTAGGGGATACGTGTACGATACACTACAATAAACATAAACTACAATACATAATAACAAATGGCTAAGATAAGTCTAAAAGGTATTACGGAAAGTTCGGGTAGGCCTTACCTCCCGAATGGTACATACACGCTTCGCATTGTCGAGGCAGAGCGCAAGGTCAGTAGCAAGGGCAACGACATGGTTGCTATTGTAACTGAAGTTGTAGAACCCGCAGAAGTTAACGGGCCTAGTGGCTTTGTTGAGATCAGCGGTGTTCAAGTTAGGGACTACCCTCTGATTCCGTCTCGGAGTCTGAAGGAGTACCACAAAATCTTCGACCTGCCCGATGAGTTCGAGCTGGAAGATTACGATGAGATCGCTGAGGGTCTCAAGGGTAAAGCATTTAAGGCTGTACTCTACACGAAGTCTGAGTCTAGAATGGACGAGATCACAGGTGACCCTATGATCGACCCCATAACTGGGCAACCGTTAGCGAGTTATCGCTACAACGTGGAACGCAGATTAGAAGCTGCTGAAGACCACGATATGTCTGGGTTCTAGTCTCTAACGAGGCTTGCGGTATGGTACGCAGAGAGATTCTGCGGCGGGTTTATGACATTCTGTCATTCCCCTCTGAAACAAACGCAAGCCTCACTTACAGAAAATGCTTATGAACAAAACTAAACCTAAGTCGGACAGCAGGGTGAAGCGGTATATCCCTCTGATGATACCCGAAACCCTACACCGCAAACTAAAGACAAGGGCCAGAGACAAGTGTATGCGACTCAATCAATACGGGCCGCGCCTACTGGCCAAAGCACTACGAAACGACAATGACAGTTATTGAACAAGTAAAGCAGGAGCTAGAGAGCTTGGCTCCCAAAAAAGTACAGGACTGTGAGGCGGTAGCCCACAGGTTTAAGGAACTAATGGCTAAGGTTTTGGTCGTCGGGTATAAGGCTGGCTTCCAAGACGCGGCAAACTTGGTTGTATCCTACGTTGACGGTCACTTCAAGGACAACAAGGAGTTCGCCGAGGAATCCGAGGAGATCGCAACGGCGAAACTTATGGACTTAGAGTTTCCAACCGATGCGTCATAAGCCTACCGAGACATACTCAGGCTTAACTGTTGTAATAGACACGCCCTCGCGGTTCGACCGACACGTTCTTTTGAGCGGTTACGCGGGGGCGTTTTTTGACTCTACAGTTGCAGTTGGTCGGGACTCTTGCGATCTGCGTACCCTGCCTACGTTGGGTGCTGGGCTACTGCCGGGGACGAAGGTAGTCTTGTTGCTTGGTCGTAAGTCTTTGCGCCAACATAAACCCGGAGTAGGCCTTGATGAACAGAGGGGAAATCCGTGGGTAGAGGATGGCGTAACCTACCTTGCGTCGTACATGCCGCAGGATGCCTTTGATCGTAAGAACTATTTCAACCCTAACGAAGAATACGCAGGGGGTAGCGATGACGACAAGGTAACACACGGGAGAACCAAGCGACAGAACTGGAGATTCTGGTTGCGTAAGGATATCCGCAAGGCCTGTCGGTATCTGTTGGTAAAGCCAAGGATACGGGAGATAGGTGAGGTAATCTATCCTAAGCTTGAGGATGTGGTCGGAGACCTCACGGAGACCAAGGGTAAAGACCTGTTCTTCGATGTCGAGACCATGAGCGATTTGACACTCACTTGCCTAGGTTATGGGTGGTCAGATGCGGAGGCTATCTGTGTTCCTATGTATGAGATACCGCGTCAGGCATACTACTATGGTGGTCAGGGTACAGCGGAAGTTTTAAGAGCCTTGGCGGTGGCATTTCGGGACAATACGGTGGTAATCCACAACGCTATGTTCGACCTCTTTGTCATGGCCTACAAGTACGGGATTCCCTTCCCCCGCAAAGTCTATGACACTATGCTTTCGCACCATCGACTGTACCCCGAAGTCGAGAAATCCCTAGGCCACTGCATCTCCCTCTACATAGACCGGGAGTACCACAAGAACGAGGGTGTCTTTGAACCCCGCAACCAGCAGCAAATCCTCTCCCTCTACCACTACAACGCCAAGGATGTCATCAGCCTAGCCCTACTCAAACCCAAGCTCGAACTACACGCAGCCCAACTCTACGCCAAGGAAAGCATCCAGCAAGTAAACGACAGCATCATACCGTACCTGACTGCCATGTGCCAAGGCATCAACTACGACAAGAAAACCCTAGAGGACAAGATAGTCTACAACAACCGCTACTGCGCCCAACTCTCCCGTATGCTGCGGCTGCTCGTCGGCTACGAACTCAACCCGAACAGTCCCAAGCAGGTTTCCAACTATCTCTACAACTGTATGCTGTACAAGAAACCAGCCAAAGACCTAACGAATGAGAAGACCTTGTTGCAGCTACGACTTAAGCATCCGAACCCTGTGCTTACGCTTATACTAAAGTACAGGGGAGTAGCGAAGCAGTCTGGCCAGTTGAAGTTCCCGCCCTATGTTCCACGTGGAACAACCAAGGAAAGGATAACCACAGCCTACAATCTGGCCGGTACTACCACTTTCCGACTGGCTTCCAAAAGATTGCTTGGCAGATGGGGTACGAACGTGCAAAACTTTCCCAAGGATTTACGTAAATTATTCCTTCCAGATGAAAACAGAATCTTTATCCAAGTTGACCAGTCGGGTGCAGAGGCACTCGTTGTTTCTTACCTCTGCACTAAAGGTAACTTTCGCAGTCTCTTTCTTCATGGGATTAAAAGTCATGTGTATGTTGCCCTTCGTTTGTTTGCCGAAGTGTGGTCTACAGAACTGGGCCGTTCAGTCGATGAGTTCTGTACTTCGCCAATTGCCCAAGTTAGCAGGCTGCGAGGATGGGACGAACTCGACCGCTTAATAAAGTCAAGCGACAACTGGAGCGCAGAGAAACGCTACTACTTCATTGCCAAGATGGTTTGCCATGCCAGCAACTACGGCATGAAGCCTCCCACCTTTAGGGTAAACCTACTCCAGAAATCAGAGGGCAAGGTCTCCATCTCAATGGCCGAGGCCAAGCGATTCCTTAACACCTACCACGATCTCTTTCCAGAAATACGCTTGTGGCACATGGAAACTATCAGTACATTACGGCGTGAGGGTATCCTAAGAAATCTGTTTGGCTACCCCCGTGTATTCACAGCCAACGTAGATGAATCCATGTACAAGGAAGCCTACGCCTTCGTACCGCAATCAACTGTAGGCACGATAACGAATATTACATTTACCAAAATGCAACAGAAAATAGAGAATCCCCAAGATCCACTATCCTCCATGAATGTGGATATCCTACAGAACAATCACGACAGCGTTCTGATACAATGTCCACCCGAACACGCAGACCATGTGGCCAAGGAAACCATGACCATAATGAACTGTGATCTAGTTTCGCCACGCGGTGAGAAGTTCTCGATGAAGAGCGAAGCCTGCGTCGGTGATACATGGGGAGGTGTCGCGTGACGATCTTGGAGAAGTGGCGTTTCTATCTGGAAGACCTTGAGTCACCCGACCTCTACCTAGACTGGGGATTCTACTTTCTGATAAGCAGTTGTCTTCAGCGTAGGATATGGACTTCGCAGGGTATCAACGCAATCTACCCGAACCTGTTCATGCTGCTGGTTGGGCCACCCGCTTGTGGCAAGAGTCGTTTGATCTCCATGATCTCTGACATCATCGAGGACAACGAGCTAAAGATAATGAGCAAGGACAAGAAACAAACTGCTCCCCTCTTCCCCTACACCGCTGACAGCATAACAGCAGAAGCTCTCAGCAGATACTTGGCTGAAGAATGCACCAAGGTTTTTACCCTAGAGGATGGTAGTGACTATGTTCATGCGTCCTGTACCATGTTGATAGAGGAACTCGGAGTCTTCCTAAAGAAGCGTACCGAGGACACCGTGAATATGCTCAACCAACTCTACGATGCTCGCAACTACCGCTACTACACAAAGAAGCAGGGTAAAGACAACGTACAAAACGTGTGCGTGTCGATGATAGCAGGCACTACCCCGGCGTTCATCCGTGAGTGCTTCAACGAGAACCTCATATCCCAAGGCTTCACCTCCCGCTTCATTGTAGTCTACCAAGACGAACCTCGATTCCTCCGACAGTTCACCGGCTTCACGGACAAGCACATCCAAGCTAGGGCAGACGTTGTCCAGCACGTAAAGAAGCTGTCCAAACGCTGTGGCCCAGTACCCATGTCCAAAGAGTGTGCTGCCTACCACAAGAAACGCTACGAAAGCGGCTCATACATAAACAACAGAATCAACAGCAGTCCCAAGCTGGATCTATACTACGCCCGGAAGAACATCCACCTACAAAAGCTGGCCCTCGCGGTGCAAATGGGCAATTCAGCCGAATCTAAAGAGGTTACGCTGGAGGCATTTAAGTACGCAGAGAAATTCATTGCAGAGACCGAGCTTTTCATGCACCGTAGCTATGACCTAACGGGCAGAAATGTGATCCACGAGTTCACACGGAAGCTTAGTGAGTATGTGAACGGTAAAGAGGACGGTGTATCCCACAAAAAACTATGGCTAGACTGGCACAGCGATCTGAAAAAGGACGAGTTAGAAGCAGCACTAGAGTTTCTAATGCAAACCGATCAGATCGTAGCCGCAAAGAAGGGCGGCAAGTTAGTCTACCTGCCAAAATAAAGATAGCCAACCTCAACTTCAAGTTAAAGTTCATCAACTCCGACAGCAGGGAGATTTGTGACAGTCATGGGTGGGTAGACTTCAGCAGGGAGATCATAGCTCTCAACCCTGACCAATCACCAGAATCACTTCACGATACATTCTTACACGAACTAATCCATGCTATCTGTTACGTCATGTCTGTTAAGATGGAAGAGGGTGACGAGCAGATGACACGTAGGCTCGCCACAGGTTTGTGCATGGTATGGAAAGATAATAAGAAAGTATTCGAGTGGTGGCAAAAA